AGGAAGGGCCCGTGCCTTTCCGCGAGGGATAGCCCGGTGACGAGGCCCTTCACGCTGGCGCACTTCAGGGCGTGGGCCGGCCGCCTGACGCTGGACACGGGCTCGCCGTGGGTGCTGGAGCCGTTCCAGTCGGCGTGGGTCCGCGACCACTTCTCGGGCGTGCCGCAGTGCTGGCTCGTCGTCCCGGAGGGCAACGCGAAGACGACGCTCCTCGCCGGGCTCGCGCTCTACCACTGCGAGCACCGGCCCCACGCCTCGGTCCCCATCGCGGCCTCGTCGCGCGAGCAGGCCGAGATCCTCTATCGCCAGTCGGAGGGCTTCGTGCTCCGCTCTCCGTACCTCCACGAGCGCGTCCACTCGGACGTCCAGGAGGCGAAGGGCAAGCGCAAGGTGGAGGTGCCTCGCTTCGCCTGCCTGGAGGGCTACCGTCGGATCAACCACGCCGCGGGCGGGCGCATCCAGGTCTTCGCCGCCGACGACCGCACGGGCGACGGCGTCATCCCGACGCTCGCCATCGTCGACGAGCTGCACCGCCACCGCGACCTCCGGCTGTACCGGACGTGGGCGGGCAAGCTCGACAAGCGCAAGGGCCAGCTCGTGGCGCTCTCGACGGCCGGGGAGCCGGGCGGGGACTTCGAGCAGACGCGCGAGCGCATCCGCCAGTCCGCCGCCCTGACGCGCCGCGGCTGCTTCGTCCGGGCCGTCACGCCGACGCTCGTGCTCCACGAGTGGGCCGTGCCCGAGGACGGCGACGTCGAGGACGTCCGGCTCGTCAAGCGGGCCAACCCCCTGCGGGCCGTCACGGTCGGGGCCCTGCGCGCCAAGCTCGACGCGCCCACGATGACGCTGGCGCACTGGCGCCGCTTCGTGTGCAACCTGCCCACGCGCTCCGACGACGCGGCCATCACCGAGGCCGAGTGGGAGGCCGCCAGGACCGACGAGCGCATCCCCGAGGGCGAGCCGATATGGGTCGGCCTCGACGTGGCGTGGAAGTGGGACACGACGGCCATCGTGCCCTTCCTGATGCGCGACCGCGAGCATCGCCTCCTGGGGCCCGCCGTGGTCCTGACGCCGCCGCGGGACGGCTCCTCGCTCGACTCGCGCCTCGTCGAGGGCGCCCTGACGGCCATGCACGCCCGCAACCCCATCCACACCGTCGTCATGGACCGGACGCGCGCCGAGCAGCTGGCGCAGTGGATCAGCGACACGTTCGGCTCCGAGGTCATCGAGCGGCCGCAGACGACCGTCCTCGCCGTCAACGACTTCGAGCGCTTCATGGAGGCCCTGCGGGCGGGCTGGCTCAGGCACGCTGGCGACGTCGCCATGACGCGGCACGCGCTCAACGCCGTGGCGCGCATCGACCGCTTCGGCGCGGCCCGCTTCGAGCGCTCGTCCCCGACCCGCTCGGCGGCCCCCGAGCAGGAGCGCCGCGTCATCGACGCCCTGACGGCCGCGTCCATGGTCAACGCCCAGGCGGCCGTGCAGCCCGAGCCGGCCCCGGTCCCGATGGCGGCCTTCCGGTGAGCCTCGCCGGGCGCGTGACGTCCCTCCTGCGCCCGGCGCGGCCCCCCGCGGCGCGCTCCTCGTGGCCGTCCGAGTACGTGACGTTCGGCGGCGTGACGTACCCGCTCGGCCTGCCCCAGTCGTCGAGCCTCGGCTTCACCCAGGAGGACATCGCCCCCGGCTTCGCCAGCTACGCGACGCTGGCGATGATGGCGAACCCCATCGTCTTCGCCTGCATGGAGTACCGGCGCAAGACCTTCAGCCAGGCGCGGTTCCGGTTCCAGCGCCTCCGCGCGGGCGCCTCGGGCCCGGAGGGCGAGTTCTTCGGGACCGCCGACCTCGGCATCCTCGAGCGGCCCTGGGCGAACGCGACGACGCCGGACCTCCTCAACATGGTCATCCAGCACGCCGACCTCGGCGGCAACGGCTTCGTCGTCCGGCGCGGCGGCCGGCTGTCCGTGCCGCGGCCCGACTGGATGAGCATCGTCGCCGCCAGCGAGCGGGAGCCCGACCAGGGCGTCGCGGCCATCGACGCCGAGGTCGTGGGCTACGCCTACTGGCCGGGCGGCAAGGGCATGGCGCGCGAGCCCGAGCTGCTGCTGCCCGAGGAGGTCGCGCACTTCGCCCCGACCCCCGACCCGACGGCGCGCTTCCGCGGCATGTCGTGGCTCGCCCCCGCCATCCGCGACATCATGGGCGACCAGGCCGCCACGACGCACAAGCTGCGGTACTTCGAGAACGGCGCCACGGGCGCCGTCGTCGTGAAGATGGACCCCGCCGTCGTCAACACGCTCGAGAAGTTCGACGCCTGGGTCGAGAAGCTCGAGCAGGGCCACAAGGGCACGATGAACGCCTACCGCACCTGGTACCTCTCGGCCGCGACGGACGTCCAGACGGTCGGCGCGAACCTGCGCCAGGAGGACTTCAAGGTGACGCAGGGCGCGGGAGAGTCGCGCATCGCCGCCGACGCCGGGGTCCCGCCCGTCCTCGTGGGCTTCAGCGAGGGCCTCGCCTCGGCGACCTACTCGAACTACGCCAGCGCCCGGCGCAGCTACATCGACTCGACGCTCTGGGACCTCTGGGGCAACGTCGCGGGCGCCCTCGAGACGATCGTCCCGCCGCCGCCCGTCAGCCGCCTGTGGGTGGACGGGCGGCGCATCCCGCTGCTGCAGGAGGACGAGAAGGACCGCGCCGAGATCCAGCAGATGGACGCCTCCGCGATCAACACGCTCGTCACCGCCGGCTACCAGCCGGAGTCGGTCGTGGCCGCCGTCACGTCGGGCGACCTGACGCGGCTGGTGCATTCGGGCCTGTACAGCGTCCAGCTCCAGCCGGCCGGGAGCCAGCAGCCCGCGGTCGAGCCGACCGGCCGGGCCCTCGTCGCCGGGGCCGAGCGGCGCCTCCTCGCGGACGGCGTGCGCCCGACGCAGGAGCGCATCGCCGAGGCGCTCGACGTGAACGTCCGCACCGTGCAGAGGTGGCTCGCCGCGTCCTGACGCCCCGGATGTCGGGAAGATGTCGGGTCCCTGCCGTGGCATGTCGCCCCGGCCCTCGCCCAGCCTAGGGCGATGAGCGAGCCGGCACACCCGCGCGACGACCTCGTCCGCGCCACCTTCCCCGGCCCCGCCCTGCGCGACGACGCCGCGGACGGCCTCGGGACCCTGACGGGGCACTTCAGCGTCTTCGACGTCTGGTACGAGGTCGACAGCCTCTTCGAGGGCCGCTTCATGGAGCGCGTCGCCCCCGGCGCCTTCGCCGACACGATCGCGGAGGACCGCGACTCGATGCGCGTGACGCTCAACCACGGCCGCGACCCCCAGGCGGGCGACAAGCCCCTCGGCCCCATCGAGGTGCTCGAGGAGGACGGGAAGGGCGCCCGCTACGAGGTGCCCCTCATCGACACCTCGTACAACCGCGACATCGCGCCCGGCCTGCGCGCCGGGCTCTACGGCTCCTCCATGCGCTTCAGCGTCTCGACGGAGGAGTGGGACAACGCCCCCCGGAGGACGAGGGCCAACCCCGAGGCGCTGCCCGAGCGGACGATCACGAGGGCCCGCGTCTCGGAGTTCGGCCCGGTCACCTTCCCAGCCAACGCCGCCGCCTCAGCGGGCGTGCGGTCGCTCACCGACGAGTGGCGCTCCGCCCTCGCCCCATCGCCACGCAAGGAGCCACCGACGATGACCGCACCCGCCGCCACGCTGCCCGACAGCCAGTACATCACCCGCGACGAGAAGGCGGCCCGCAGCCGCGACCTCAAGGCCAGCCTCGTCGCCATCGGGACCGAGCATCCCGGCGTGCTGCCCCCGGAGGTGCAGGCGCGCTGGGAGCGCGAGAACGCCGAGGTCGACCAGCTCGAGCGGGACGTCGCCGCGTGGGACGAGCGCCAGGCGAGGCTCCGCCGCTTCGCCGCCGACCCCGAGAAGGTCGTGGACGCGGTCCCCGCCGTCATCAGCCGACCGTCCGAGTCGGACATCTACGACATGCGCGACGTCGTCCAGCGGTCGCGCACGCCCGAGGAGCGCAGGCAGCGCTTCCACGACAACGCCATGCGCGCCGCCGAGCAGCTGCGCGTCCCGTCCGAGCGGTACGACCAGGACAGGAGCCGCGAGCGCCTCGCCACCCTGCTCGAGTACAAGGACAGCGACGACGGGGAGCTGGCCCGCCTCGTGCTCGGCACGAACTCGCCGGCCTACCGGGAGGCGTTCGGCCGCTACGTCGCCAGCGGCGGCGCCGAGCGCGGCACGGCCCTCGCCGTCGGGGTGGACGGCACGGGCGGCTTCTCCGTCCCGGTCAGCTTCGACCCGACCATCGTGGCGATCGGCGCCTGGACGGCGATCAACCCGTACCGGGCATCGTGCCGCGTCGAGACGATCGTCGGGACCGACACCTGGCAGGCGCTCACGGCCACCGCCATCGTCGCGGCCTATGCCGCGGAGGCGGCCGCGGCGACCGAGCAGGGGCCGACGTTCGCCCGCCCCGAGTACATCGCCAAGCGGGCCCACTCCTTCGTCACCGCCTCCTACGAGATGGCGCAGGACCGACCGGGGCTGCCGGCCGAGCTGGGGCGCCTCTTCGGCGAGGCCAAGGACAACCTCGAGGAGGCCCAGTACACCGTCGGCGTCGGGACGACCGTGTTCCCGCAGGGCATCGGCCTCAAGGACGCCTTCACCCGCGCCGACTCGGCGGGGGCCGCGGTCGCCGCGGTGGACGTCCTCGCCATGGAGGCCGCGCTCCCCATCCGCCACCGCATGAACGGCGCGTGGTACCTGTCCCGCGCCGCCATCCGCGCCATCCAGGCGTTCGAGACGGTCAACGGCCAGTTCTTCAACGGCCAGCAGTACGCCTCCGTCGGCAACCCGGTCAACGCGCCGGCCGGGAACACCGGCCTCCGGCTCCTCGGCTACCCCGTCTGGGAGACGCCCTCGATGCCGTGGACGCCGTCGACCACCGACACGACCTGGGGCGTCCTCATGGACCCCGACAACTACGTCATCCTCGACCGCGTCGGCATGAGCATCAAGGTCATCCCCGACATGCTCAACGGCGCCACCCCGTCCTTCCCGACGGGCGAGATCGGCATCTACGCCTTCTGGCGCAACACCGCCCGCGTCCTGAACGTGGACGGCGGGCGCCAGGGCGGGGTCCAGTAATCGACCGGGACAAGGGGTCGGGGCCAGCCCCGGCCCCCGACCCCGGGAGGGCCATATGACCGCATCGCTCGTCGTCGTCAGGGAAGCCGGCATCATCGTGGTCGACGGCGTCGACCAGACCGTCAAGGTCGGCGAGCTGTTCGAGGCCGACCACCCCGCCGTCGCGAGGTACCCCCGCCTCTTCGGCCCCATCGCCCTGCGCTTCCCGGTGGGGCGCAGGGTCGAGGCCGCTACCGCCGCGCCCGGCGAGAAGCGGCAGAAGTGAGCACCTACACGAACCTCGCCGCCGCCACGGCGGCCGTCGCCAACGGCCTCGTCACCAGCGTCGCCATGAAGGTCGGGGCCTACACCCTGGCCGCCGCCGCGCCCACGAGCGGCGCCCGCCACGTCACCTGCACGCGGACGGTCGTCGGCGGCGCGGACACGGCCGGGACGCTCGTCGTCGTCGGGCGTGACCTCTCCGGGCAGACGATCACCGAGACGCTGATCCCGGGCGCCCACGGCGTCCTCGTGACGGGGGCGAGGTTCTTCGCCAGCATCATCTCCATCACGGGCGTCGGCTGGGTCACGGACACGGGCGACGACACGATCGTCGTCGGCTGGGACGCGGTGCAGGCCGTCGCCACCAGCGGCGGGCACCTCGTGGGCGTCACCGTCAACACGACGGCCGCCGGCACCA